AATTACCTACAAGCCCGCCATTGGTTATACCCGATGTTAGCAACTGCCCTTTTTCTATTGTCTTTAATGAGGACTGTATGCAAGGTTTAAAACGCTTTGCAGACAATTATTTCGATTTGGCAATAGTTGACCCGCCTTATGGGATTGGTATTGCTGAATGGGACAAAGAAAGACCAACAGACGAATATTGGGAGCAGTTATTTAGAGTGTCTAAAAATCAAATTGTGTGGGGTGGAAACTACTTTAATTTGCCAATAAAACGCCAATGGATATGCTGGGACAAATCAGTTATAAAAGCTGGATATTTAGGGAAACGAGAGTTTGATGAATTTGAATTGGCGTGGACTTCTTTTGATGGCAAATGTAAAATGATACGGTTTTCAGATATTGGGAATATGAATGGATTTGACGGCAAATTGAAAGTTGATTATACATTTAAAGGCAAAATACATCCTTGCCAAAAGCATATAAATATTTACGATTGGATTTTACAAAATTACGCAAAGCCAAATGATTTGATTTTAGATACCCATTTAGGAAGTGGAAGCAGTAGGATTGCAGCGTATAAAGGTGGGTTCAACTTTGTAGGATTTGAAATAGACCCTGAATATTATGAGAAACAAGAAAAGCGTTTTAATGACTTTAAATCACAACTTCGGTTATTTTAGCGGTGTCGGTGGCATTGCTGGTAACACCTTAACTGGTTCTATGAATATGGGGGGGACGGCAAAAATTGAAACACTAGAGATATTCAATTGCGAAAAAATGTATAACTTTGTCGCAGAACAATACGAATACTTAAAACAGCATTTTAGAATTAAATCAAGATACTACGATTAAATGAGCAAACCACGTATCAATAAAATAAAAGCAAAAAAGATAATCCTATCCAAAATGGAAGAGGGGTTAACATTCAATGATACGTATGCAGCGATATGCAGAAATATGCAGTTGTCGGAAAGAGCCTTTGCAAACTATTGGAAAGAATGCCAACAAGAGTATAAGGAGCGTCAAAATAGGCTCGAAAAAGAGAAAGACGACGTAAGGGTCGAGATGGAAAAAGAAGCCGTTAAATACGATATATTGAGCCGTTTTGAAAGGATGGAGATTGCCACTAAGATAGCAAGGAACAACCCAAAGCGGATACCAACCAAGTTGGATGCAAACGGCAATCCAATTGAGTACTCACTGGTTTACAATTCAGCAGCCGAGGTGGTCAGGGCATTGGATTACCTGAGCAAGATAGATGGCGATTACGCTCCAGAGAAGCAGGAATTAGAGCACAAATACTCAAAAGATACTATTCAACACATCAGGGATGCACTCGGTATCGGAGATAGAAAACGGGTTTAGCCGAAGCGAAAAGCAGTTAGAGGCGTGGGCGTGTTTCCTTTCGGAAAATGCTAAGTTCATAGGCTATGGTGGGGCAGGTGGTGGTGGAAAATCCTATTTAGGCTGTGATATATTCTCCACGATGTGTGTAACACATCCTGAAACAAAATGGTTTTTCGGGCGAAATACCCTGATGGAAGTGCGGGATTCAATGGTACACACGTGGCGAAAGGTATGCAAGGCCAAGGGTATTGATGGCTGGCGGGTAAACGATAGGGGAATATTCTTTGATAATGGCTCCATCATTGATTTTTTGGAGTTGCAATACTATCCACGCAAAGACCCTATGTTTGAGGCATTGGGTTCAAAAGAATATACAGGTGGCTGGATTGAAGAAGCCGGCAACGTTCACCCGTTGGCATTCGAGGTGCTAAAATCAAAAGTAGGTAGATGGCACAACGAGGAGATAGGGCTGGCGGGTAAAATACTGGTAACGTTCAACCCAAAGAAGAATTGGCTATACCACACGTTTTACAAGCCATACAGGGATAATAACCAAGCCGAAGATACAAGATTTATTCCCGCTCTATATTCAGATAACCCGTGGCTGCCGAAAGAGTATATCGAAAATCTAAAAAACATCAAGGATAAAAGCACAAAGGAAAGGTTACTAAACGGCAATTTCGATTATGACGACGACCCAACCGCACTAATCCCGTATGAAAAAATAGCAGCAATATGGAGCAATACACACATAAATCGAGATTATGCCAATAGGTACATAACGGCTGATATAGCGAGGTACGGTTCTGATAAGGCTATTATCATGGTTTGGTATGGCTTCGTAATAGTGGATGTGAAAGTTTACGATATTAGCAGCACGGTACAGATTCAGAATACCATCAACACCATGCGCAGCAAGCACGGGATACCGGCACGAAACTGCATTGCCGATGAGGATGGTATCGGTGGAGGGGTAGTGGATAACTGTGGAATCAATGGATTTCTAAATAACGGGAGGCCATTCGATAGTGCTTACTACAACCTGAAATGTGAGTGTGCATACCATTTGGCCGATACCATCGGGAGTATCTATTTTGAGTACCAAGTGGCTGAGGATGAACGGCAGTACATCGAGGAGGAGCTGGGGCAAATCAAAACCTATCAAGCGGATAACGACACGAAATTAAGGATACTCCCGAAGGATAAGGTGAAAGAGAATATAGGGCATTCACCAGATTGGGCGGATAACTTCATTATGAGGATGTGGTTTGAGTTGGGCTATTCCGAATATGACCCCGATTTCGTAAGGCGGGTGGAAATGTTAATATAATGTTGAAAAGTTTATTTAAATTAAATAAAAATAGTTTATCTTTGTAGCAACCAAAAAAAATACTACTATGGCACGTTTCAATGTAGGTGAAAAGGTAAGGGTGAAAGCCACGGGCGAGGAGCTGATTGTGGCTGTATCCATATCCACGTTTGAGGGTGGAACGAATAAAATTATTTATGAACTTTCCGATGGCAAGCGTGATGTTTGGGGGACATACATATCCAATGGAGTTCATTACAACGAAGCGGATATAGTGGCTGTGGATGCAAGGCGGGATGTGAAGCTAAAACTTGTTGATGAGCTTTCGAGGCTCACTCACGAACGGGTGGCTCCGTACCTTGCAGAGAGTGAAACCCTGCTCAAGAAGGAGATTAACCGAGAACTGGTAAGGCAGGGGATGTTGCCGAAATATCCTGAACAGGAGGTTGAGCAGCAGATTAAGGCAACCGAAACACCAAAGGAAGTAAGGAAACCCGCAGGGAGAAAACCCGTAAAAAGGGCAAAGAAATAACCATCCCGAAAATGGGAGTGGCGGAAAAACTGCCATCGTTAAAATAAAGTAACATGACGATAGAGCAGCTACAGGAAATAATCAACAAACCGAACACGAATGAGGCCGTTTACCTATTAACGCAGAGCGATCTCAACCTTCCATCATGGGCTAACGATTTAGAGCCTCAGTATAACGAGATGAAGCACGCCATCATGCGGGACCACCTACGATACCCGCCAAAAATGCGCAATGGTGTTGACGAGCTCAGGCGCATACCCTTGGCAAAGCAGAAAGAAGCCGTTAACAAAATGTCTCAATCCATTTTTTACACCGATGTGGTGCGAAAGTATGATATACCGATTGATGACAGTGCAGCGGACGAAGCGAAAGAGGCATTAGAGATAAATTACAAGGTGCTTAATGCTGTGGATAGCCTGAACATGGAGAGAGGAAAGGAACTCTTCAAATCGTGCCAAGTGGCCACCGTTTGGCGTTTGGAAAAGAAACGAACAACGATAAAAGGCAAAACATCGGAGTTTGCATTAACTCACAACCTCTATTCCCCGGCGTTAGGGTACAAATTGTACCCTTATTTCAGCGATGAGAAACGGTTGTTAGGATTGAGCATTGGCTGGACGGATGCAAGGGATGCCACCATGAAGTTAATCACCTACGTTGTGGGTGCCGTGATTACCTATGAGAATACGGGTGGCGGGTGGAAGCAGTTAGATATTGAGCAGAACGATTTAGATGTATTGCCTGTTATCTACACATGGATTGATGAGCCTGTTTGGGGCGGCAAAGGCGGAACGGCACTGGTGGAGATAATGGAGGATATTCTCTCCAAGCAGATGATGTACATTGATAAAAACACCGTACCTACATATGTTATCTATAAAGGCGAAGGTGGCCGAGTGAGCAAGGTGGAGGAGAAACCCGATGATTCGAGGCGGGTGATCGTTGTCGAAAAAGGCGGTTTTATGAATGCAGTGCAATGGGAAGGGGCAAAGGATGCCGTTGAGTGGCAGTACCGAACCATTGAGGAGCAGTTCTATCAGCAAACGCAGGTGTTCAACAACTCACCGAGCGCAATGCAGAAAACTCCCTTGAGTGCAGATAACAAGGAAATACTGCTATTCGATAGCAAGGCGCGGGCAAAGGACTATGGCGGAGAGTACGTTTATATGCTCACCGAAGAATTTGATCTGGTGAAAAAGTTAATGGCCGTTCAGTTTCCCGTATGGGCTAATCAACTTGAGATGCTGAATTGTAGAAGCATTATCACGCCGTACAGTGTACGTTCGCTCAAGGATAGGGCAGAGAGCATTAAGATAGCACGGGATGCAGGGGTAATAAGTATCGAGCAGGGCGTTGAAGAGCTGGATGTGGTGGATAACGTGAGCAATGAGGTTGAGCTGATAATGAACGAGAGAAACCAAGAAATTAACAATTTGCTGTAAAAAATGGATAGGTTTGATAAAAAACAACGGGCTTTGGTAAATCGGTTGAGTGCCGAGTTACGGGCTATCTATCTATCCATCATTCAGCAAGTTGCCAACATGAGTGTTAACTACTCAAACTTGGAGTATGCCTTTGCGAACCATCCCGACCTGAACAGAAAGGTAAATGAGTTAATGCGAATGATGCACTCCGATATTAATACTTTGGTACTAACTGGCGTTCAGGATTGCTGGGAGATTGCCAATAACAAGCATGATTTGCTGTTTCAAACGGTATTTGGCAAAAAGGCGAAGTTGTTACCATCGAGGGCATTGAATCGGTATTTAGCACCCAATATCCATGCGAGGGATGCGTTTCTCAACCGTTTGGAGGGAGGGTTAAACCTTTCTCAAAGGATATGGAGAAATACGGCACAATTCAAACAGGAGTTAGAACTCGCACTGGAGTTCGCAGTAAGCAAGGGGCAATCGGCCAAGACAACAGCAATACAGATGAGTAGATACCTTAACAATCCCATTGTTTTGAGAGAGAACGTTAATAGCCGTTTTGGGGAACAGAGGTTGCTGAATGCTGTGGATGTGGCAAGGCCTGGTCGGGGGATGTACCGCTCAAGTTACAAAAATGCCATGAGGCTAACGAGAAACGAAACCAATTTTGCCTATGAATCGGCTCAGATGCTACGGAGGCAGCAGCAGGATTTCATTGTTGGCATTAATATAAGTGTTGCTCCGAACTACGATATTTCGCTGGATAAGGGCGGTATTGTTTGCGCAGATTTACAAGGCACGTATCCAAAGGATTTTGATTTCAGCCAAAAGTGGCACGTAAACTGCCGATGTGTAGCAACAAATATTCTGAAAACACGTGATGAGATTGATGAAGATACCGAGCGAATAATCAAAGGGCAAGAGGTAACTGGAGAGAGTGTAAATCGAGTAACCGAAGTAAGCAATTTGGATTACATAAAAGAAGTTGAAGAACTAACAAAAAACTGGAAACGAAGACCCGTGTGGTTAGAAACACTAAAAATGAAAACAGCATGAGCAAACCGATTACGATAAATTTAGCAACGTACCCGAAAACTCGCAGATACTGTGAGCAAGTTCTCAATTCACTCCGTGGCATTAAGTGCGATGCCGTTCGTGTTTATTTGAATGAATACACCGAGGTTCCTGATGAGTTCCCGAAGGATGAGAAATTTCATTACCATATCGGGGAAGAAAATATCATGGATTCCGGAAAGTTCTACTTCATGCGAACGGGTGAATACTACTTTACCATAGATGATGATTTTATCTATACGCAATCCTATTTCACCAAGAGCTTGCGATTTATGCAGGAAACTGGATGCGTGGCGGTAACCACATACGGTAAGGCATTGAAGCCTAAACCGCAGCACTTCATGGATGCACACACGGTAATCCCGTGGAATGAGGATGAGGAAACGCCATACATCTGCAACGTGGCCAGCACGGGGTTATCTCTATACGATACTGATAAGGTATTTATTCACTCCAACTATTTCAAGTATCACGGCATGACCGATTTGGAGGTAGCAAGGATGTTGCAGGATAAAAAGTTCCCGATTATTTGTAGGCCGCACACAACGGATGAGATTGAGTACATTGCCGGGGATTACCACGAAACGCTATGGGATAGGAGAGAGGAGTTATATGGAAAACACGCTGAAATACTGAACTCCATACCCGAGTGGAAACTTTATGAACATAAAAAAGTATTGTGGCTAACAAACTACATACATAGTTCACTAATCAATGAGGAGAAAATAACCCGAAGCGGGCAGTACCTTTGGATTCGTGCATTGGGTTCAGATGTGAAACGCTGGGCTGAAATAATCAACAAGGAAAGCATAAAGAGCTACGATATTATTCACATGAATTTGGCACCGAACGATTTGGATTTAGCACTTGAGGTAAGGGCTATTTTGGGCAAGGATTCAGAAACGAAACTCATCTGCCAAGCCGATCACTCGGTTGATATAATGAATGGAGCGTTTAACTTTCAACTGCTAAAACAGGCTTTAAATGCAGCCGATTACGTAATGGGTGTTGAGGAGTATCAAATAAAACTATTGAAGCACTTAACCGATAAGCCAGTTCTATTCGTTCACAATCCTATTGATATTGATTTCGTTCGTGGCGTGGCCAAGGCACAGCAAGAAAATAGGATAGGGGTAATTTCTCACAACTATTTGGGCAACGAGGCGTATGTTGCACAAGCGTTCTATGATAAACGGTATCCTGTAGATTTGCTGTTCTATCAGGGCGATGATGCCATTCGATTAATGAAAACCTACACGAATGTTTACGGCAGCACAGATTACCTGAAATACTTACAGTTACTAACTCAGTACAAGGTATTGGTGGATACTCACCTATCCTATTCCATTGGCCGTTCCTGCATGGATGCAGCTGCATTGGGTATTCCTATGATTTGTAGTGAAAGGAGTGAATCGGCAAAGTACCTCTATCCCGATACGCTGGTTAACCCGTATGATGTAGGTAGGATTTCAGAGCTAACGGATAGGCTGATGAGCGATATAGTTTTCTACAAGGAGGTTGCCGAAACGGCACACGAGAGGGCAAAGGAGTTTGATTTATACAGGCTAAAAGATAAACTTTTGGAAGGAATATTTAACTTAAAAAACTAAAGCGATGAAGGAAAAAATCTTTGAAACTTTGAAGGGCGCACGTGAGCAAAACTCACAGGTAAGCGACCGCACGTTGGAGGGATTGGCAGAACAATACTCCAAGCTGATAACCACCGATGAGCAGTTGGGTAATTTTGATGCAAAGGGTGTGATTGAGAATTTGCAGGGCAATATCAACTTCGTTTTGAAAACGGAAGCCGATAAGTTGCAAGCAAAGCACAATGAGGAGTTAAAAAAACTCGAAGAGGAGAGAAAAAAACTCTTAGAACGGAAACCGCCCGAAAAGCAGGATGATGAACCCAATTTGGAGGTAAAAAGCCTCAAGGAGCAACTTGAGAAATTAACAACGCAGATGCAGGATTTACAGGCGGGTGCTGTTAAAGAGGGGCGATTGGCCAAGCTACGGCAAGCCTATGCAGGGATGCCGAAGGGTCAACTCGAAGCTGAGGAAGCTCTTTACGATTCGGTGTATGGGAACATGAATACCGATACATTCAATGCGGTTATTGCACAAAGAGAGGCTGCTAACAAAGTCTTTATTGAGCAGGCCAAAGCGAATGGATTGGATTTCAGCGTTCCATCCAGAGCACGGGAGGAACATCAGGATGGGCAAACACCCGTGTTGAAGCAAGCCCGAGAATTAGTTAACAAACAAAAACAAAAATCTGAGAAATGAAACAAATCCAAACGTATGAAGATGTTTTGAGCCGAAAAAACATCATCAACAAGGACAGGGCGTGGGATATTCCGGGAGGTGTCAGCATCAAGCCTGACAACCTCATCAGAGGGAGATTCCTACCAGAAGGAACGCCCGTGGCTCCACCCAATGCTTCTGGATACCGCAGGGTATGCAAGCAGGCATTGGTGCTGGAGGGTTCATCGGCACAGTTACTTATTGTGGATAAGAAGTTTAACCACTTCAAAGAGGGCGATATTGTGATGAAGTCGAAAGGCACGTCCAATAAAGCCTATAAGATTGCAAGTGTTTTGGCAACGGCTGGCGATAAAGAGGTTTTGAAAGTTTCAACCGTTATTGCAACGGTTACAAAATCAACAAAGCCGTTCTTAATCTGTGAAGCCGCTACCGTTAGGGTTGGTACTACTTCTACAACAGAGATTAAAACGAAGAGTACGCCCGATTGTATTACGAAGTTTGGCATGGAGGTACCAAATGCTGACCTTGTCATGCTACCGGTTGGGGTATATACAAGGGCTGATGTGTTGGAGAATACCATTGCTGATCCGTATCTTGACCAGTTGAAGCATATTAACGTTATTAAGTATTAGGAGGGATTGAGTCATGGCAAAATTACAACCGATAAATCCTACTGGCCAACTATTGACCATTGAGGATATCAGAGCGTACTACACCGAGAATCAACTCCCGACCGCAGCGATAGATGTGCATTTCCCGCTATCGCAAACGTTAGATGGTTCATGGCGTACTATCATGGGGCAAACCAATAAGCTTAACATCGCTGCTGACCCCATTGAGAGCAAATCGAGCATTCCCGTTTCGGGGCGCAGGGGCTATAAATCCGTTCAGGGTGAGTTGGCCACCTTTGGTAAGGCCTTTGAAATGGATGCCGATGATTTTGAGCGTTGGCACAAATTGCAAGAGAATTTTGCACGTATGCAGAACGCTGATACTGCTGCACAGCTGCTGGCCTTTTGGGATGATGATTTAGCCAATGTAAGGAGAGCATTGGATAACGAGCGTAGGTATCTATGCTACTCTTTAATCAGCAACGCCTGCTCGATTAGTTTCGCTGCTGCCAACAGCCCGTATTTGCGTGGCTTGGCCGCTATGGAATATCCTATTGAGAGTTGGCAGAAAGATTATCATTCTGATAACAACTGGAACGATGCGTCGAAGGATATCATTGGCGATATTCAAACCTACTTTATCGAACCGGCAAAGACGAGGGGTTTCAAAATCCGTAGCATAAAGGTTAGTTCAACGCTGTTTAACTACATTCGCAAGAATACAGCCATCCAGAAGTATTGCGCTACGCTGGTTATGAACATATACAACACACAAGCACCTCCTACGCTTGAGGCTATTAACGCTATGCTTGTTGAATACTTTGGCGTGGATGCAATTCAGTTCGAGGTAATTGACGACCTGATTACAAGGGAGAATGCTGATGGTAGCTATACCACTGCCAATCCTTTCAATTCCGTTGTTGCAGTTGGCTCTCCCGAATCAACTGTTGGAAGGTTCCAATGGAAGCAAATCTACACTGAATCTCCACAGCGTGAAACGCAGGAATCATTCTTTATGGTGGGTTCTTACAAGGAGGAGAAGGATGTGCCTTACGGAAAGGTTTACGGCAAGGCTCATGCTTTCCCTGCTGTGGATGCATACAATCAGATGATATTCTTTAAAACCAATGCGACAGGCTGGTAGCAATGAAGGTGGGAGAAGCCATACAAGCGTTAACGAACTATCCGATACCCGGCGGAACGATTGACCTCGTTTGTGCAAAGCGTGGTTTAGTTTCCACAGCCGAGGTATCGTTTAACCGTTCGTTTAATTTGGCCAAAGCAGATATTTACCTGTGGCTTTCAAAGGCTCCTAATATCCGTGAGCAGGAGGTAACTATTTCTTTTACCGAAGCAGAGCGCAATGCTTTGAAAAGGGATGCGAATAGTATCTACGATGAATACGGAGAGGGAGGCGGAGGCAAAGTTGGCTATGTAGGTGAAAATTTCAATTCGATATAATCATGGTTGAACTGGGTGAAATATCATTCTATACGGGTACAAGCACAACGGGAACGGATAGGTGGGGACATCCCCTACCTTCCCGACCCAGTTGGAGCGTGTATTATCCCTGCAATATCAAAGCTCAAAAACGTGAGCTAACAGTTTACGAAGGTGGGCAGTATCGTAGGGCTAACTATGTAATCCTTGTAGATGAGAAACACTTGGGGACAGCCGATTATTCGGATTGCAAAAAGGTAAGGTTGAAGGATAGCGATTGCAAGTGCATAGGCACTCATCAGGTTATCGCTAACAGCTATCAGAGATTAACGAAACAAAGGCAGATCATAGTATGATTAAGTTTGGCATGAAAAGAGGGGCAATAGATGCAGCGAGGCGTGAGATTCGTGCTTACAGCAAGCGGGTTGAGAATGCTATACTGATGCGTCTGGAGTTCGTTTTAGAAGAGCTGAAAAATCATGCTAAAACCCATGCCGGGTATAATTTTCACACGGGCAACCTCAACAGCAGTATCGGTGGAGGCGTTTACAAAAACGGTGCACTAGTAAGCTGGAGAGGCTTCGAGGTGGAGCAGGGCGGTGATGATGGTGCAAGGATTGGCATTGAGTATTTGAACAATGTAATCCTGAAAGGTAGAAGTACCTACTCCGTTGTTATCGTGGCCGGCATGGAGTATGCTTCATTTGTCGAGAACTATTACAATAAGAACGTTTTGGCGCAAACGGAAATGATTGCGGGTGAGGCGGTTGAATGGGCTTTTAGGGTATTGAAATGAAGACGGCTAACACGATAAAGGCGGATGTTAGGACGTTACTTGAGGGTAGCGTTTTAAAGTCATTCATAACCAGCGAGGGCGGGGCTATTTACGTGGACACCCGCCCCACTGATTCAAAAAAACCCGATTGCGTTGTTTCGCTTATTTCAGGTGAAACGGGGCAAGCATCCACCAAGGGGCTGCTCATTGTCAAAGCGTTTTACTCGGATGAGCTGCTAAACGATACTTGGTACGAGAATATGAGCATGGGCCATACACTTCAAGAGTTGCTATATGGGTTTAGCGAATCGCTAATGGGCAACCTGAAATACAACTTTAGCCGATACGGGCGACAGGTATTTTCTGAACAGCCGAAAGAGTTGGAGGCTTCACACCAGCGTTACGCTATTTTGAGAATGAATTTTAACATTAATAACCATTTGAAATGAAGAATTTTTCAGTAAACATAAAGAAGATTTGGTACTCCGTAACCGATGGTCAGGGTAGGCCAACGGATTGGATTCCGATGATTGATGATGTGAAGGAGGGGACACTGGCAATAACGCAGGGTACTCCTTCCGTTACGCCGCTAAAGAATGAGTTAGGCCAAACCAAGGCGAGTAAAATCGAGGCGAGCCAAAAGGAGATTGCGCTTGAGATTATTGGCCTTGACCCTAACCTCATTCAGAAGTTTGCCGGGGGTACATCAACGAATAGTGGTGATACCCATGAGTTCAAGGCAACGTTGGCACCGAACTCACTGCAAAGGCTTGGCATTATGGCTCTATCAGATAATAACGTTCTGTATGAGTTGCCATACGTTGAGTTCAGTGCTGCACCGCAAATTGATAATACCGCAGATGGACAGAGGTTCGTAGTGAATGGTGCTGCTCTCTATCCTTTGGATGGAACTACGAGTGATTTCTACTTCACCATTCTGAATGAAACGGCAGCGAAGAAGGCAGCAATAACAGCTTTTACCTTTGCTAATATCGTAGGCAACGCTACGATTAACTCAACGGCTAAAACCGTTACGGCAACCGTATCAGGTGCTGGCAGTGCTACATCAATCACCCCTCACATCACCGTGAGCAAGGGTGCTTACGTAAGTTCACCGTATAGCGGAGAAACGAAGAACCTTGCAACCACTACGGATTACGTTGTTGAGGCAGCCGATGGCACTAAGGAAACTTGGAAGGTTAAAGTAAATCAAGGCTAATGGGCGCAACCGTTAGGGAGTTGGCTAATCTGGCTTCGGGGCGACCCGAGGGCAAGATGTATGTTCGGTTTATGGGGGTGAAAATCCCCATAGACCTGACATATCTCAAAGTTAAGGTAGTAATTCAGTTGGCTGGATTTAGCGAAAAGATGAGTTTCCCCGAGGAGGATGGAAAATTATACATCAACTTTGCAAAGAACTATCCCGTGCTGATTGATTATGTGGCAACAGGATTGGCCAACGGGCGGAGATTGGCAAAGTATCCAATTCGCAGGGCATTACGGCAGATGAACAACAAGCAGCTTCATTACCTTTTCGATATGGTTGAACGGCTGAAGGATGAAGAGAGGTTTTTTTTTGCCTATCAGCTCATAAAAAGAGGGAAGTATCTGATTATAAGCAAATCAGAGGGGAAACCATCTTTGGAAGGATAGCGAAGTATCAGAGTATCGTAAAGGGTGAAAGTGATAGCGAAGTGAGCGAAATGCCTTACGTAAAGATGTTGCTAAAGTTGGCCGATTTTCCCGATACGGAAAAAATAAAAGATAAGGATAAGAAAGAAAAATTTGAAAGCGCACAGGCCGAGTTTGAGGCAGCGCAAAAACTCTTTGGATAATGGGCGGACTGCATTTTGAAACCGATATAGATAAGAAGAAATTCGATGTCAAGGCTGCTGAATTAGAAAAGCAGATGCAGCAGTTCGGTAAGGTTGCCGAGCAGCAGGGTGGCGTTATCGAAAAGGGTATGCAATCAGCCGTAAGGGGTGTGGCAGGGTTGGCAGCAGCCTACATTTCACTGAACGCAGCCGTAAGAGCCGGGAAAGAGGTTGTGGGGCACTCCATGAAGCTGGAAACGGCCATGCGAAGCGCAAGCACCATCTCCAAAGAGGTAACCGAAAACTTGGATGAATACACAAAGGCCATTGAGGATTTAAGCCGTACCAGTTCACAATCGAGCGTATCACTGGCCACAGCATTCAAAACCATTATTTCGGCATCATACGAGGCCGATGATGCACTACACTTACTTTCGATTGCCGATAAAGCCGCAGCAGCAGGGTTCGTTGATATTGAGGTAGCAGCCGATGGGGTTACTACTGTATTAAATGCGTGGGGCAAAACCGTTGAGGAGAGCGAACGGGTAAGCGATATTTTCTTTAAAACCATTGAACGAGGTAAAACCACGTTTCCCGAACTGGCAGCGAATATAGCCACGGTAGCACCGTTAGCCGCCTCATCAGGTGTTAGCTTTGAGGAGGTATCAGCAGCCATTCAAACGCTAACAAGGCAAGGAACGCCAACGGCCATAGCCATGACCCAGATAAGGGCTGCACTGGTGGCCATGAATGAAAATCTTGGCGATGGGTGGAGCAAAACCATGACCTTTCAACAGGGTGTAGAGATGATGGCTCAAAAGGCTGGTGGCTCCATGAATGCCTTGAAGGCGATGGTAGGCAGGGTTGAGGGTGTGAATGCTATACTGGCCATGACGGGGAAGAACACCAAAAGCGCAAGCGAAGATTTGCAATCGCTGGCCGATGTAGCGGGATTAACAGGCGAAGCATTTGATAAGGTAGCACAGAGTACAGAATTTCAGATAAAATCA